AATATGTGGCTTTGAGGTAAAAAACGGTAAAATCATCTCTCAGACGCCTTTTAACGTGAATAAATAGGGACTAAATCGAGTTAAATGTATGTTATTATTTATTCAGGAGGAAAGAGTATGTTAAAAATTACTCCAACTGTGGAATCTGAAATTACGAAAATCGTTTGTCCTCACTGTAATACTAAAGTGCAAAGGATAGGCTTAACAAAAGATAGTAAGGTCTGCGGACTTACATTTAAGTGTAGGTGCTGTGGAAAATTGTTTGAAGTTACAACTGAATAACATAAAACCAACGTGCCTAAGTCCAAAGAGATAGAGCCCTTAACTACAAAAATGGTAGTTTAGGGCTCTTTTCTTTACAAAATTTATTAAAAAGGAGGAACTGTAGTTATGAAACCAGGAAAAGACAACAGGTTTGCTACCAATAAGGGTGGCATTATTAAAGCTCCAAAGTCTGTGGGTGCCGACTCTCCTAAGTCAACTATCGTAAAAGGTAGCGACCTTAGAAACGGTAAAAAATAAACCATTTAATATCTAATCAAAATAGGAGGAAATAACGATGATTGATAAAGAAAATTTAGAGCTTGATGATGAGTTAGATGAAGAAGTTGATACTGAAGAAAGCGAAGAGCTAGAATCAGATACAACTAATGAAGATAGCTCTGATGATGAGTTCGAATATGATGAAGACGGAAATATCATTATCCCTGACGTTGTTGATGACGACGTAGAAGATGAAGATATTGACGAGAGTCAGGACGAAACTGAAGATGAAGACGAAAACGAGGGCTCGGATAAATCTGAAGAAGTAGTGGAGCCTGACAAAGAGAAAAACACTGAAAGCGAAGATAAAAAGAGAATTGCAGAGCTTGAGAAAGAGCTTAAAGCTTTAAAATCTCAAGGCAAAGAAACCTTATCTAAGTTAGGTGTTGAGGGCGATAACGTTCTTGAGGGCTTTGAAAAGTTGGCTGCAGAAGCAGATGATACAACTTTAGAAGAATATAAGAAAGCTAAAGCTGAAAAAGAAAGAGATAATCTTGCTAGAGAAATGTATCAGAGAAGTGAGTTTGAAAAGAAAATGAAAGCTGACCTTGCTGAAATTCAAGCAAATTATCCTGAAACTAAAAAATATGGCTCAATCACGGAAATAGAAAATTTTGCCAGGTTTGGGCAATTAAGAGATTTGGGCTTATCCCCAAAAGAGGCGTATGCTGCAGTCAACTCTAATAGTATTAGAGAAAATGTAGCTAATGCAGTTAAGCAAAAAAATCTTAACAATAAGGGACACCTTAACTCGGTTGTGCCTAAAAATTCTAAAGATGACTCAGTTACAATGACTAAAAGCGAATTGGCTGAGTGGAGGGATATTTTCCCTAACAAAACCGATAAAGAGATAATGGCTCTTTATAAACAATCTAAAAATTAAAAACAGGAGGGACATTTTATGTTCAGATTATTAAAAATCGAAAATGCAAGAATCAACGTTCCAGAGCCTGAATATTTGGAAGTAACAGCTAATGAAGCTGTTGAAATGGGCGAAGCTCTTGTATTATCAAGCGGAAAGCTTACAAAATGCGGAGCTACAGTTGCTCCTCAATTCATTGCTATGGGCAGTGTTGCTGCTGCCGCAGCCAAAAGAACTCTTGCTGTATGCAGAGTAGAAAAAAATCAGGTATATGAAGTTCCTGTAACAGCTGCTCCAACCAGCCTAAATGTTGGAGATAAAGTAACAATTCATACTGACGGACTACAAGTAACTGCAACTACTACAAGCGGCGTTGTAACAATCGTTGATATTAACGGTGCTGCTGTAGCAGGCGATAAAGTAGTAGTTAGAATTTAAGGTGGAGGTAAAAACTTATGTCTAATTTTGTATATAGTAAAATGTCAGGTAAAAACGACCCAATGATGGGTAAGTTTGAACACCCTATTAAAGCTCTTATTGAAAACGAGAGCAATATTTGCGAAAAGCAAAAAGGTATCTTAGATTTCTTGTTTAATATCGAGAAGTCTAATAGATATGCAGAAACAATTATCGGCGAATCAGATTTCGGAACTTTCCAACACGCTAAAGAGGGACAAGGTGCTGAAAATGATAACGTTGAAACAACTTTCAAAAAGACAATCGAACATATTGCTTTTATGAAAGAATTTACAATTACTAAAGAAATGGCTGACGACGCTAAATTTGGTATGGGTGCTAATATGAAAAACAAACCACGTAAGTTTGTTAGAGCATACTATAAAACTCGTAACCAAATTGCAGCTCAGGCTCTTATCAATGGTACAAAAACAAGCTTTACATTTAATAAGGCTGTTGTAGATTTAACTTGTCAAGACGGTCTTGCATTATTCAGCAACGCTCACAAATATGGCACTGAAAAAATGAAAGGCAAAACTCAAACAAACTATTTCTACGGAGATATTTCAAGCACTGCAGCTAAACTTGAAGAGGCTTTGGGTGTTCTTGCTAATAAGGTTAGAAACTTTAAAGATGAAAATGGTGAAACAATGGAATATGTAGCTGATATTGTTATTATTCCTTGCAATAGACCAAAGCTTGAGGCTATGGTTAAAAAAGTTGTTGGCTCTGAAAGAACAGTTGGTAGCAACGACAACGATATTAACACTCAATACGGTAATTGGACTGTTGTTGTTCTTCCAGGTTGGGAAACAACTGACGATAGACTTATGGTAATGTCTTCTGAAGCTAATGAAAATTTGCTTGGTAATATGTTCTATAACAGAGTGCCACTTGATATTAGAAATAATATCGACGACCATACTCGTGATTTCTATTGGAACGGTTATTGTCGTTTCGGCGTTGGTTTTAACTCTTGGAAACATATAGCTCTTGCAGTAAATAGTTCAACAGCTGTAACAGGAGCTACAAGTCTTGCATAGTCAAGAAAGTTAGTTTAACAGGAGGGTATTATGACTATTTCTGAGCTTTATAAACAAGTTGCTCAGTTAGGGTTTGAGGACTCTTTGGAAGATAACGATAGGTTCTTTTATGCAGCAAATAGGGCACTATTGCAGGTTAATAAATTAAGACCTGCAATAGGAAACTATTTAATAAACCATAAACCACTTGAAAATTTGGTAACTGAATCAACTTTTTCTTCAATAGAAAAATTAGAAGACCTAACATTTGAGGCAACTGACTCTAAGTCATATTATTTTGAGGCTGACGGCAACGGCTTTGCTTATATTGAAAAATATAATGGCGAGGCAGATGAGTGGAGTATATTCTCTACAATCAACCTGTCATCTACAGGAGCTTTTGTAGCTTACAAAGGCTTTATCAAAGAGGGTGGCAATTTTGTTAGTGGAAATATTAGAATTAGATTTACAGGCGATTATATATATAACGTTAGAAATGTTGCGTTATATAGACACTTGTTTAGCGATAATGTTAATGATATTCCTGCTTTTCAATCTTATACACGTTATGATATGAAAGATTTAGTAGATGATTTTTTAGCTTTATGTTGTCCCCCTATTCAAGAAGACGCTAAAAATCGTGTTCTTAATCAAGAATACGAAATTGAGGGAAATAGTGTAATTCTTATTCCTTATGGAAATAAAGGCGAATATAAGGTTTTGTATGAACGTAACCCTGCACGTCTTGAAGTGCAAGAAGATAGCGTTGAAGAAAGTGAAACCGAAATTGACCTTGATGAAGAATTGTGTACATTACTTCCTATACTTATAGCTGCTTATGTTTGGATAGATGATGAACCTGAAAAATCACAATACTATATGAATTTATATAGAGAACGTGCTGCAGATATAGAAAGGAAAACAAAATATACGGCACCTGTTATAATAAAAAGTTCTAATGGGTGGTAAGAAATATGGCTTATAAAACTTCAAAAAATCTCTTACAAGGAAGAGATACATACAATAAATATTACGGCGACTTTAGAGGGGTTGACTTTTCAAGCGACCATACTCAAGTAAATGAGCAAAGACTTGCTTATGCTGTAAATATGTATAGAGATTATCAATCAGGACAAGGACAGGCTATAGAGACAATTCCAGGTTTCAGAAAGCGTGTTATATTGCCTGAAGAAGATAATGTTAATGGTATATTTCATTTTTCACACAAAGATGAAAATGGAAATACTTTAACAAAAGTTTTAATTCACTCAGGAAATAAACTTTATTTATGGAATAACTACCCAAATACAGTAAACGTTGTGTTAAATGAAACTATTACAGTTCCTGCACCAACTTCAACAATAAATGGCACCCACCAATTTGAGCAAAATTTATCTCAAAATGTTGCTGCTGTTGTTGCTTTGACTAAACCTAACGGCGAAGATTTAACTTTGCTAACAAATTATAATGCAAATACAAGAGTTTTGTCTTATGCAAGCAGTGGCTTATCTGAGGGAGATGAATTGATTTTGTCATATAAAGAGGGTGTAATAAATACTCAAGACGCCCTTTTCAGCGATATGAATAATCGTAGGAGTGCGTCTTTTATTTTTAATAATAAATTGTATGTTATTGACGGCAAGAATTACTTAGTTTATGACGGAAACACACTAACTAATGTATTAGATAATGCTTATATTCCAACAACTTATATCAATATTGTGCCTGATGGCGTAAATGCTGATATAGGTTCAGAATTAGAACAACGTAATATGCTACAGCCAAAATTTAAACACACTTTTATAGCAGACGGAACTGTTAAAAAGTTTATACTAAACGAAAATCAACTTGACGAAATATCTGAAGTAAAAGTGTATGGTGTTGTAATGTCTTTAGGGGCTGATTATACTGTAGATTTGGCTAATGGTTCTATTACTTTTGAAACTGCTCCAGGAAAGCCTGAAGAAACTGTACAGGTTGCAGGTGTAAATGGTGCAGAAAATGTATATTATCCTGAATTTTATGCAGGTGTTGAAATTACTGCAAAAAAACACTTTACAAGTGTATCAGGCGTTACTAATGAAATATCAAATATTTCTGATTTGATTACTGATTGCACAATAGCTGCCGTGTATGATAATAGAGTATTTTTTTCAGGAAACCCAGCTTATCCTAATTATATATTCTATTGTGAAAGAAACAATACAGGCTTTGTTGACCCTACGTATTTTGGTATTTTGAATTATATGCAAGACGGTGTAGGTATTGCACCTATAACAGGTATGATTACCGTTGCTGATACTCTTATGGTTCTTAAAAATGATACGCAACAAGACGGTTCAACTTACTTTCATACAGCAACTTCCACAGGAACCAATATTCAGCCGAAGATTTATCCGTCTTCACAGGGCTTAAGTGGCATAGGTTGTTTAGGTGCCTGTGTAAACTTCTTAGACGACCCTATTTTTATATCTAGGTTAGGTGTTGAAGCTGTAGGTCAGTTGTCAGTTAGAAATGAAAGAGCTAACGAACACAGGTCTAGTTTGATTGACGCAAAAATTACAAATATGAATTTAGAGTCTGCAATCGTAGAAGAGTGGAATGGATATTTAATATTGCTCGTTGACGGAAATATATTTATGGCTGA